TGATACAACCATAAACTTTAGTTCAGGGTTAAGTAGTAGCTGATGTACTACGTATGCAGCAGTGATGTAAGACTTACCTACACCACGAAAAGCTTCTATTATGCTACGTTTTGGACTGTTCTGCAAGTAGTGAGCTATGTCATACTGTATTGGAGTGGGTTCAGGTAAGCCTAAGTGTGACCATACAAGGTATGTAAAGTTTCTAAAATCTTTAAGTTGTTCTGGAATGTTAGTCATCGTACACCACGTGTAAAGGATGGTCATGTGTATCTTCTGCTTTAGCCCACACAGCATTGATAGGAGCTACGTTAAACTGAAATGTAACTTCGTGTGTTTTATGATTAGAAGTTGCTCCATCTATAACAAAACCACTTGTAGGAGCTGTTGTATTTGTACCAAATCCTACCTCAATTTGATGTGAGTCTGCATTATTCTGTATCATTAAGTAAGTACGTTGAACATTTGTGTCTATTAGTTTAGTCCAGTTACCTCCTGTTAAAGTTACAGTAATATGTTTTAGTGTAGCATTTGGTGCTTCTCTCATTGTAATTTCTCTCCTACATCAAAGGGTAGCTCATGTAATAAACTAGCCATAGGATTGTCTGACGTTATGACATCTAAGGATGCTCCATTGTCTTTAAGAAATTTAACAGCTACTGATAGCTCACTGGCTGTTGCCTCTCCACTACGTACACGTAGGAGTAACTGTTGAGTTACTTCCTCATGTAGCTTATCTATTGTTTTTCTATCTGCTGACATTATGTTTTCTTCTTGTACTTATCTGTCTTCTTTTTCTTAGGAAAACCTGCTTTCATGTTTGCGTATGACTTAGCTGATACTGTACTCTTTGACTTGGGTCTAGATATACCAAGCTTCTTTCTTCTGTTAATGTTTTCATAAAGACTCATTTTTTCAACCTATATACTATGTTAATAGCTGTGTTTGCACAGACAGCTAGTAGTGTTAATATTTGTAAGAATATACTTATTATCTCAACTTCCATTATTTAGTTATACCTTTTATCTTCTCTGCTGTACGTAATCCACCTAAACCAAGCATACCAAGTAGTACAGTCATAAGACTATCCATGTCAAACACTGGTAAAGCTGGTATGGGTACGTTAAAGTAAGCACAAACAAACATTGTAGCAGGTGCAAATACAAAGTGCCACCCCATTGCAGCAGCTAGTATCCAACCCAGAAAGGGTCTCCAACCTGCAACAAACAGTGACCTGTGCTTGGCTTCTTCTTTGTTAATCTCTAGTTGACCTTTTGCTAACTCCTGTGCATGTTTCTCTGACATTGTTGCAATCTCATGGGCAATCTTTTGCTTAGTATCTGCATCAGGGATAAACTTGTCTAACAGTGAAGCAACTGGTGCTATTAATGCTTGTATCATCTTGTACGTTCCTTAATCTGTTTCCTTCTTAAAGCTTTAACATGTTTGTTGTAGAAGTAAGCATTAATCTTACCAAAGAATTTAGACATACTTAAATAAAAATCTATCATGTAAATTTACCTTTCTGAAGTTCTATACATTTGTAGACAATAGGCTTCATATCTTTCAGTTCTTCTACAATATCCTTTCTCATCTCGTAAGCTCTTTCTATACACTGTTGCTCAGTCTCTAGTTTCTTTAGTGTGTCCTCAAAAGTTATACACATCTTAGGGTCTGCTATAGCACAAGCTATAACAAGAAGTTTAAACATTAGAATCCTCCTTGTAGGAACTTAATCCAAGCTACAATAGCAACTGTACCTAGTACGACTAAAGCAGTGACTGTGGTTATCATTAAGTTTCTGTCTTTTATTCTCTGTTGTTCAGCTAGTTCTTTCTTAATCCTAGCTCTTTCTTGGGCTATTTCTGCTTGGAGTCTTTCCCATTGTCCAGCTTTTCCAAAGTACTGGAAAGCTTTACGCAGTTCATCTCTCATATCTTCTAGAGCTTCTTTCTTAAAGTGCTTTTCTATAGCTGAATCTTCTGCAAAAGAGAACCTACTCTTCTTCTTCTGTGATTCAGCATGTTGAAGATGAGCTTCTCCTTGTGCAAATTTACCAATAGCTGTGGAAAGAGAGCTTAAATCTTTGCCTATTTTTATAGCACCCATAATAGTTTTGTGCCCAGCAGTAATTGCAGCAAAAGCTGATATGGGGTCAAGCATCTCTTTACCTTTCTATTTCATTATTATACTTATCATTAAAGCTACGACAGTAACTGTACTAGCCATGAGCATTGCTTCTAGTCTCCAAAGTCTTTTATCAAGAGCACCTAGTTTATCTTCAACTACTTTGTAACGTATTGCACATTCTTTCTCATGGGCTTCAAGCTCCAGTTGTACTTGGAGTTCAGGCTTCATTTCTAATTTCATCTGGGACAGATTCCTCTTCCTTGTTTAAGGACTGTATCAGTGAGTTAGTAAAAGCATTCTGAGCTACAGTTACTTGGTCTAGTTGAAATCTAAGATTAGCACCCTTGGTTTGTAAATCTTTTATCTGATTGATAAAGTAGGTTTGGTCTTGAGATAAATCCTCTTGATTATACTCTTTACCATCAATAGTGATTACGTTTGATTGTTCAGTCATTACCAAGATACTCCACTTGCTGTTGTTGGATTAGCCATTGCATCTATCTGACTAGCTATACCTGCTTCTATTGATGCCACTTCGTCTGCACCAAGTGCATCTTTAGCCCATCCAATAGCTTGTGTCTCTGTGATATCTGCATATGGTGTTGGTGTACCTACAAGTGTTACACCGACTGTGCCATAAGCTGACCCTGTGTTACCATCTGCGTCTTCATCAGATGCTCTCCAGTGCAAGATAGTCACAATATCTGTGTTGTCTCCCTGCACCAAGTCTCTTTCCATTGTTCCTATTGTCCAAGTTACTGCCATTTTATTCTCCTTTTAATTAGGCTGTTTCTAATGCTACTATTCTAGCTTCTAGTTCTTGTATTGTCTTCACGAGTAAAGGTACAAGCTTGCTTTGGTCTATACCTTGGTATATGGGATTGCCATCATCGTCAACTGCATCTTTTTCACCAATAACAGCTTCTGGTACAACTTCTTGTGCTTCATGTGCTATAAAACCATCTAATGTAGTATTTGGAAATCTTTTAAAATTAAATCTACAAGGTTTGAGTTCTTTTAATCTTGTTGTTGCATTCCAATCTTCTGTTACATTTTCTTTTAATCTGTAATCTGATATTTGATTAAATGAAGTTTGACCAGCATTATTAAAAGTTATACTACCTACAGAATTTCCATTTCCATCTTGAAAACCCATTAAGTAATTTGTTGTGGTAGGTGAATCTTCCCCAGTTTGTATAGCAATACCAAATCTATTAGAGGCATTACCATCATTTATAACTTTAAAAGCATAAGCACCACTAGCATTTGCTGTTAATACAGTTCCTCCATTGCTTCCAATACGCATACGTTCTGTTGTATTAGTAGCAAATATTAAAGGTCTTGTACTATGTGTGCCTAAAGTTACTGAGTTTGTGTCAGCATTGTTTGCAAATGCTTCGTTTACAAAATAAGCATTATAATCTGTACTAGAATTACTTCCACCTAAAGTTATGCTATTTCTAAATTTAGCTATACCATTTACACTTATCTTTCTTTGTGGATTAGAATCTCCAATACCAACATTACCTGCTGATGTTATACGCATTTGTTCTGAACCAGCAGTTGATATTCTCATAAACTGTGATGAATGATTATACTCAAAACCACCATCATATTCAGCACTACCACTTGTTCCATCTGAAAAGAATAATGCACCTGAAGAATTAGATGCTGACCTAATTGTTATACCATTTCCAGCACTCGTATCTCCTACAGTAAGTTCATCTGCTCCTGCAACACCCTCTGTGGTGTTACCAATCATTACACGACCACTGCTATCAATACGCATACGTTCTGAGCCTGCTGTTTTAAAAGCCATGGCTCTATCACCATTTCTATATTGTAAAGCACCGTCATCAGAATAAGTACTATTTTGAAAAGTTATTGTTGCAGAATTAGAAGCTCCACAGTTAAAAGTCATTCCACCATTTGTACTGTTTTCTATAATTAATTCGTCTGCATGACTTGGAGAAGATGTAACTCCACTATCAGAGCCTTTTATATGTAAGTTGCCTTGAGGAGATGTTTCACCAATACCTACGTTTCCTGAGCTATCAATACGCATACGTTCATTATTGCCATTAGTATAAAATTGAATACCAAGACCTGAGTTGGCTCTTAAATAAAGATTGTTGTCTGAATTTCCTAAAAAGTAACCTTTTGTACCAATATAAGAATTATCTGTGCCACTTCTATTAAATTTAACTACAGAACCACCATTAGCATTATCTGTTTGTAGTTTAAGTTCTGCATTTGAGCTATCAGCAACATGAAGTTTATCATCAGGATTACTAATACCAATACCTACGTTGCCACCCTCTGCATTTAGTGCAATTTGATATGCTGTGTTATTACTTGCATTTGCCCCTTGTATATTTAAAAGACCACTTGTTGTTCCTATTTTTAATTCAAGGTTATCTGCTGTGTTTTGAAAAGTAGCAACATATTCATTAGAAGTGCCATGAGATACATCTAGCTTTAAATCAGGACTACTCGTGCCAATACCTACATTACCTGCACTATCAATTTGTAAATGAACATCTCTTGATGTGTTGTTTGAGGAGTAAGTTCCTAACTCAAGATTATTTCCAGTGCCACCCCCAACAAACTTATGTCTAGAACCACTAGTAAATTTTATATCATCAGCAGTTGTAACCTCACCTGCTACATCAAGAGTACCACTGAGGTCTGCATCAGTGACTATCTTGGATATGTCTTTTGCTCTTGTCATGTATTACTCCCTAAGCAGTGTATCCTTGTCCTGCTGTGATTGCAGAGTTAACTGCTGTCATATCTTCATCTGTCCAATAGTCCTTAGCCACCATAATCTCTAAGTGTGCTACGTTCCTATCAACACAGTCTTGCTTCTCTTCAGCTTCCTCATCTGCCATTGCTGTTCCTGCAATGATAGCATTGATAAGGTCTACTGAGTGACCCATAGCTGTGTAGTTTTGTGCTATTTCTTCTGTTGTTTTTTCGTCTGACATTTTAAGCTCCTTTTAAGTTAACAAGCCATCAATACACAAGGCACTAGATATGTGCCATCATCATATGTATGTGATACATTTGTAGAAGTAACCTTTGCTATTGTTTTACTTCTTACTATATCGTCACCTTGAGGTTTTGCAGTGCCATCTCCTGCACTCATTAGCAAATCACCTCTAGCTACTGTTGTTCCTTGAGGAATACGGATAACCATATCACCAGTCATTGCAATGTTCATGTCATTCCAGTCATCATCATTATCCCAGTTGACAAATACACCTGCGACATTAGCATCACCTTCAACAGATGAAACAGCCATCTTGTTTAACTGTTCGTTATCTTCATCGCCCCATTCAACCATCTCATCAAGGTTGGTCATCACTGTACCCTTGACGATTGATGTGTCTTTGCTGTCATCTGCAAGGCGTGACCAACGTGCTAAGTGACCACCATTGTAAGATACGGTTGAGCCTGAGACTGAGATACTGCCTTCGGTAGTACCATTTTGGTTTATATTGATTACTGCACCATCGTTAGTAATCCTATTTGCGTAAATAGGGGCATCGGAAGATTTCCCTGCAAAAATATATCCGTCATTATAAATAGCAACGCCTGTATTTGTAGTGTTATGTGGGGACAAATTTGCCCCAAGTGCAAGGTCGCCATTAGAATTTATGTACAATCTCGGATTACCATCACCATCTGATAACACAATGTTATTGCTTGATGTCCTTATGTCTAAGTCACCTTCATTACCACTATAATTACCAATGATGGTGTTCTTAGCACCAGTGCTGATTAGGTGTCCACAGCTATATCCCACATAAGTGTTATAACTTGCTGTTTGATTATCCCTTCCAGAGTAACTACCTATATAAGTATTATTACCACCTGTGGTTATGTTACGACCTGCATCATAGCCAGACACTAGGTTACCTGAACCACTTGTTATATTATCCCCAGAACCTGTACCTAACGCAGTATTGCTAGTGCCTGTACTGTTATTATATAATGCTCGATATCCCAATGCTGTGTTGTTAGATGCTGTTGTATTTTCCCGAAGTGATTCATATCCTATAGCTGTATTGGTAGAGCCAGTAGTATTTCTAAATAATGCACCATTGCCAGTACCAGTATTATAATCACCAGATAAATTAGTTTGTAATGTATCAACACCTACAGCCACGTTACCATCACCTTCGATATTGCTGTCTAGTGCATCTTTACCTATTGCAGTATTTGAAGACCCAGTTGTATTTTGTTGTAAAGCAAGATAGCCTAACGCAGTATTATTTGCACCTGTCAAATTATCTCTTAATGCAGTATAACCCATAGCAGTATTGGCAGATGCTGTAGTATTTTCTTGCAGAGCCTGTCTTCCAAATGCCGTATTATACGAACCTGTTGTATTTTCCTCTAAAGAATTATATCCCACAGCAGTACCACTTCCACCAGTTGTGTTTGAGTTTAATGCTTTCCAACCAACGGCAGTCAGATTAGATGTAGTATTTGCAGTTAGTGCTTGATATCCAATTGCTGTGTTGTTATTGCCAGTTATTAAGCTATCTAAAGAAGCATTACCCAAAGCCACGTTATTTGAACCAACTGGATGATTACCATCTAGCTTGATTGTGCCACCATCTACTGAGAGGTTACCTGCTACAGTTAATCCGTCTGTAACTGCCGTGCCTGTTACGTCAATGCCTGTTGAGGTGGTGGTTAGTTTTACATCACCAGCATGATTTATTGTAACACTACCACCATCTGTTGCTACAAGATAATTTTCACTACCTGATGTATTTGCAAGACGTAGATTTGTACCTCTTAGATATAAATGTCCAGTTCCTTCATCTGAGATGTATGAATTAGAACCATCGTGATAAATCTGTAAGTCAGCACTTGCACCCAACTTAATGATATCATTGTCACCCATGTTAAGGTGCGTACTTAATGTAGTCTCACCTGTAACACCAAGAGTACCCGCCATTGTGACGTTACCATCAAACGTGCCACCATCTGCCTTGCTTACTGTATCGGCTACAGAGAATACATCATATGTTACAATCTCAATGATATCACTTACAGCAGCACCTTCTCCTAGCACAATAGATGTACCACTAGTGGCAGTGTAATCTGCGTCACCTAGCTTAACACCATTTCTGTACACATCAACGTAGTTGCTATCTCTGTAGCTTAGTGAAATACCTTCTGACCCTGCACCACTGAATGTTGTCTGTGAAGCAGTAGCAGTGTAGGTATGTTTTTGTCTAACTCCGTTGGAAGGAGATACTCCTATGTATGCCATTAATTATACCTCTTGGTTAGCCAAATGTTCTGCATAGGCTGTCTTGATTGCATCTGTATGTACTGCATTGCATATTGCTTGTACTTCCGCACTCTCATTGGCTAAGTCATCTGCACTTATATCGGGTGCAACAACGTGCCTTGAGAAGCTTCTGCTTATCTCTGTGCCATCTCTCTTGATGACTGTGGCAGTTCTTATTTGAACGTGCTTGTAGTCACCTACGATTTCTATCTTGTCTTGTATTGTCTCTTCTGTTAAAGCCATTTTTATCTCCTTTGGTTTGGACTGACTACCCTATGTCCAATAGGGTTATGATGTAATATAAGTGCCTGAAAATTGTACTATTGTACTATTTTGAAAGTAGTGTTGATTAACGTCTATTGACCCATCTAAAGCTGTTTGTGCTGACATAAATAAACTACTTCCACTTGTTCGTAATTGTACAGAATGAAAATTAAAAGTGCTGTTTTGAAGTTTAGAAAGTGGTATAGTGCATTCTCTTGTAGAAGCAAAAGGCAAGCCACTTATTTCTCTTGTGTCACCAGTTCCTATACTAGCAATTTCCATAACTCCAAAAATAAAAACTGCGTTTCCAACCTTTATATAAAGACCCTCTCTACTTCCATAACTAGTATTACCACCATTACTTGGTGTCCAAGAACCCTGTTCAAAATCCGAAATTTTATTAGCTGAACCAGTGCCACCTAAGTACACACCACCTGATAGGTAGAGGTCTTTGAAGCGACCTGCAGATTCACCTAAATCTATTGCTCCATTTATTTTTGCACCAGTAGTAGCATTTACTGAATAAATGCTATTATCGCCATCATGAAATCTTAATCCAGTATCACCAGTACCAATATATAAATCTCCATTTGAAGTACCAATATTTCCTACAAGAGAGCCGTCTTTGCGGAGTTGCACAATGTCGCCGTCTGATGTGTTTCTATTAAAGTAACCTACAGTGCCACCATCTCGTGACACGGACAAGAAACTACCTACAGTAATACCTAAGTTAGTGTTACCCACACCTTCACCTACGGCAGTGCATCCCACCAACAAGTTGCCACTACTGTCTATTCTCATGCGTTCACTAAGAGTTGCAGTACCATTAGCAGTTCCGCTAGGTGCGTTATGGAACTTAATAGTACCATTCCCATCTAGAAGTAACATAGAACCACTGGCACTTGCTTTGTATTTCCAACCGCTACTGTAATAAAGATTTCCAGTTAAGTAATTACTGTTTGAAGAACCAAACATACCAGCACCACTAGCAATGTCTAAGCCCGTGCCAATATTGTTTGCAAAGGGAGTGACACCAATACCTACGTTGCCATTGCTGTCTATTCTCATGCGTTCTGTTGCGGCAGTGTAAAATCGCATATAGTCGCCATTGTGGTGATACTGAACAAATCCTCTATACTCAGCATCACCAGATGTTCCATCAGCAAAAGCCAAAGTTCCTGCAGTAGAAGTGCTACTATAAATAGTAATACCTTCATCGCTAGAACCAGTCCCAACTACAAGTCTATTTGCAGGTATTAGTGAAAAGGTAGCAGGGTTTGTCGTACCAATACCAACATTGCCACTGCTGTCTATTCTCATAGCTTCTGTATTTGCAGTATGAAATCTCATTGCATCACTAGCGTGCAGATATGTAATCAAACCTCTTGCATCTGAAAAAGCTCCTGCTGTAGTATCAGAAAACATAATGTTTCCATTACCACTTGTACCAGAAAGAATAGTCATACCACCATCAGAAGATGTGTCTGATATCACTAGATTGTTAGCACTTACCCAAGATGAATTTGGACTTACAGTACCTATACCAACATTGTTGTTAGCTGAGTCTACATAAAGTGTATTTGTGTCTACTGTTAGGTCACCACTAAACGTACCTGTAGTTGTGTCAACAGCCGTTGCTATTATATCAGCAGGTTTTTTTCCTACGTATGTCATACGCTACCCCTTATGTAATATCAAGATGACTTAGAACAACGTCAGCAGATGATGCTTGACTAGATGTAACTTTAACTGTATCACCCGGCTCTAGAACAAGTTTTTGGTCTCCACCTACAACTACCAACGAACCACCTACAGGTATAGGTGCTCCCTTAACAATGTAAACACTGTCTTCTGCACCCGTAGTACGACTTGAAGCATCAAGCTGTACATCTACAGTGATTTGACTTGTGACTATGTTGGAGATACTAAGACCGATAATGGTAGTTTCAGTTGAAGCACCACATGTTAGTATAGTAGCAGGTGATGTACCAATTCCTGTATCAGTTTCTGATAAAAATGCGTTTGCCATTTCCTTTTCCTTATGTTATATAATTATACTCGGTTTTGCTTTATTTGTCAAGTATTTTCTTATCCTAGAGCAATTGCCATTGCTACTGCTGAGTTATTTGCTTCCGTAACAGCAAAGGCTGTGGTAGCAACTAATGTATTATTTGTTCCTGCTGTCTGTGTAGTAGCTGTAGTAGCACTATTAATTGTACCATTTAAGTCACCACTAAATGTAGTAGCTGTTGAAGTACCACTTATAGTAACAGAGTTTGGTAATCCAATTGTTACTATATTACCTGTTGCACTTGTCTCAATCTCATTAGATGTTCCTGCAACAGTTAGTGTCTCACTGTCAAGGTCAATTGCAATTGTACCACTATCTGTTGTAATATCTAAATCTTCAGCAGTAATTTGTGTATCTACGTAATCCTTAACAGCTGCTGATGTAGGTAAGGATGTATCATTGTCACTAGACCCAATACCTTCTGATTCAGTTACAATGGCTGTACCTTTGAAGTTATCTACCTCAATATTAGATACTGTATTATTGTCTGCATCAATAGTCTTGTTAGTTAATGTGTCAGTAGTAGCCCTACCTACAAGTGTATCAGATGCTGTAGGTAATGTAACTGTACCTGTGTTACTAATACTACTTATAGTAGGTGCTGTAAGTGTTTTGTTTGTAAGTGTTTGTGTTCCTGTAAGTGTAGCAACTGTACTGTCAATAGCTACAGTAAGTGTATTACCTGAACCTGAAGTATCAATACCTGTACCACCTGCAATGTCTAAAGTTTCGCTGTCTAAGTCAATGCTTAATGCTCCACCTGAGTCACCTTGAAAGTCTAAGTCCTGTGCAGTTACTTGTGAGTCTACATAAGTCTTAATAGCCTTTGCAGAAGCTAGTGTGTCATCGCTTGCAGATACAGAAGATAAGTCTGTGTCTAGTACACCTGATTTAAGATTGTCAACTTCAATGTTAGAAACAGTATTGTTGTCTACATCTATTGTTTTATTTGTAAGTGTTTGTGAGCCTGTCAATGTAGCTACAGTAGAATCTATTGCAAATGTAACAGTATTAGAACTACCACTTGTATCAATACCTGTACCACCTGTGAGAGTAAGTGTCTCACTATCTAAGTCTATGTTTAATGCACCACCACTATCTGCTTGGAAGTCTAGGTCTTGTGCAGTAACTGTTGCATCTACATATGCTTTTACAGATTGCTGTGTAGGTACAAGAGTAGCACTGTCAGAAGACATATCATCTTCATCAACAAACGCTGTAATAGTTATAGAGCCATCAGATAAGCTACCATATGTTAGTGTACCTGATACATCTGCATCACCATTTATGTCAATTGTTGGTGCAGCTATTTGGACTTCTGTGTCGGCAACGATGTCAAGTTGACCATCGGCACTTGAGTTGATGTATAAAGCTGTGTCTCTGAATTGTAACTTCTCTGTAGAAGCAACAAGTATGTCATCACTGAACTCAAAATAATCCTCATCTTCCATCCATTTAAGGACACCATCATTTGACTCACCATCAAATGTAACTGTAATATCTGTACCTGCTGTGCCATCTCCTAGTGTAAGAGATGTGCCAAGCATCTTAGTGATAGGACCACCTTCAGCAGTCGTACCATCATGGGTATGTCCTGTACTTGCGGCGAAGGCAGCTAATAACTGATTGAACTCATCATTGGTATGAGCCGCAGTGATTATATCTCCATCTGTGTACGAGGATTGTCTAGTGTATGTAGCTCCCATTTATCTTCTTGCTCCTAATTGATATTCTAGCTGAAAACCTTTAAGTGAATAAGGTGCACTTCCTGTTCCATCTCTAACTCTTAATGCTACAGCAAAACCTGAACCTTCTACGGCTTGTCTAACTAAAGGTTGTGCAGCTCCACCATATGTAGGTACTCCATAAACTGATGTGCCATATATAGCAACAACATCGCCTGAGTCTAAAGGGTAGGCGGCAGGTCTAGATGAGTCAGATGCTTCATAGTCATACCTTAAAAATAAATCAGCATCTACTGTTGATTCAGGTTTATAGTTAATAATAACCCTTTGCATATGTTTTCTTATTCCGGGGTCATTAAAAGTTAAGTCAGGACTTCTATATTTACCTGCTATATTTACACCATCAAATGTATCGCCTGATTCTTGCCTATAAATGTAACCATCCGCATACCCACCATGTAAAACTATAACATTACCTTCATCTACAAAGTGGTCAGTACTCGCAGGTTTTATTCCTCTAATCTCAGCAAACTCAAATCTTTGTCCTTTAAGAACACAAATCACACCCTTTGTTTGTGTTTCCAATGTTCCACTCTTAGTAAAAAATATTCTATATTGTGTTTTGTCAGGTATAACCGTGCTATCAAATTCTGATGCACTAGCTATGTTATCATTAAATATAGACTGCACGTTAGAGCTTATAGTGCCCAACTCCACGTCACCAATTCTAGCTGTACCTGCGATGGTACGCAAGCCATCAGGACCAAGAAAGATAAGGTCACCAGCAAATTCTTGAATTGTGTCACCATTTATACAACCTATATCTCTTGTTACATCTGCTATAGCAAAGTCTGAAACAGAAGAACCTGCTAACTTAAATATTCTATTTTCACAAAAGATAAATAAGTTATCTCGGAAAACCTTGATGCCTACTATATTATCGTCAACTGCAATAGAACCTGAGCCTGAACCACTTGAAAAGTTATCCTCATCAAAGGGTTTACTAAACACTAGTTCTTGTGGTGTGCTAGACATACCTGAGTAAAACATGTGGTCTCTAAAGGCAGCTACATGTTTAGCACCTGCTACTGAAGCTGCGGCTACATCTAAAGCTGTTAAAGATGAATTAAATATTGTTGGTGCATTAGTGCCATCAACAACTATTAACTTATCTGTACCATCAAAGTTGTATCTCTCAAATCTATACTTACCCGCATTTGTTCTACCACTATCTATACTAGTCCAAGACGAACCACCCGGGTCTGCACTATAAATGCTAGTACCTCTAGCTGCTAAGACCTTACTACCAAAAGTAACAACCATGAGCACTTTTTCAGTAGAGGATGCTGTCTGTGGTACAACTGCTGAAACATATTTAGAGTAGCCATTTATTCTTCTGTAGCCACCTGTAATATCAGGCTCAAAGTTCTCTAGCTCTAATGCTTCACCCGGAGCCATAGTAAATGTAGATTTATTTAATACTAAACCACCTTCGCAAGTAAATGCTGAAGGCACTGTTTGAGATTGGTCTGCCATTATAATGCCCTAATATCTACACTACCTGAGTTATACACTCCTGTTCTTGGTATATATGTTGAACGTAAATATGAAAACTTATTTACTAATAGTGTTTGCATATTCTTTATGCCTTGTTCAAATCTTTGCATGTTAAGTTGATACTGCTGTGTCTCACCTCTGTATTGATAGACAAATGCTGTCGCACCATCTATAATTACAGGAGCAAACCTGTCAGGTATAGTTGTTGTATCATCAAATGCTGATAAATCAGTTGGGAATGTGTAGTAATCAAATTTTATAGTATATGCTTTATTTGGATATGGATATAATAAATAGTTATTGTCAGGTGTTCTTACTACATATTCAGGAACACTACCTCTATCAAACTGTGCAACTGTAATACCACTAGCTATTGAAGCTGCTGTAGTGCCACCTGCACCTCTAGTGCATCCTGTAAATGTTGTGCTTGTAGTTCCTGTGTACGTAATGTTTTCATTACCTATGACTATTGTACCTGCACTATCAAATCCTGTAGTACTAACAACAGTTATAGTTGTATCACTATCTGTATGACTTGTACTAGTTGTAGTTGTTTCTATTTCATCTTCTTGATTGACAACTCTGTTTATGTAGTCGTTGTAGTCAAGTATGTGTAGTCTGTATCCACCATTACCTAGTGTGCTATTCTTTACAATTCTAAATGTGTTGTAGTCTACTGTCTTAGTAGATGCAGGTAAATCATATCTAACTATACCTGCTGTCAATACTTGAGAAGCAGTAGCATGATTAAATGGATAGTTAAACTCTCGCTGATTAATAAAGCGTATTGATTCATTAACTGCGTTTTGGCATTGAACTTGTATACCCCTAGCATTAGAAAAGGTTGCTGAAGTTAATGCAACCTCATTCAACCTTGCTATTACTTTATTTGTTAATGTTAGGTAGTTTTCTGCCATAATAATTCCTAAGTAAATAAGAGAGCAAGTTGCCCTGCTCCCTTATATATGATTTAAGCTAAAGTGTCTCTATCTACTTCATCAGCAGACATGTCACCTTGGTCACTGATATCCATCAACATTGCATATACACGGATTTTACCTGCACTGAATGATGCACCACTACCTGCTAGTAACACATCAATAGTGTCAGCAGAAGTAGAAGCAGTCAAACCTGTGATTGCAATTTGAGGAGCATAAGCACCATCGGCAGCACCATCAATATCAAAAGTTGCAACAAACTCATCAACGTCACCACCT